CCGCTGGTGCCTGGTGCCTGGTGCCTGGTCGGAAAACGCAAAAAGGCGCACCAGCGTTGCCGCTGGTGCGCCTTGACTTGCCGCTACGTGATTAGCTTGCCGCGTGCAACGCGGCGACCATATCCTTGCCGCTGACATTCTTGACGCACTGCCGACAAGCATGCACGCTGGTGTCAGTGATTTTGCTTGCCGCGTGATGGGTGAAACTTGCTTTTTGGCCTGAGGCGCAAACGCACAGGTCGCCGCGTGATTGGGGCGGCAAGTCTGCCGCGATGGCCACGGTAGCGGCAACCGCTGGTGTCAGTTTTGCCGCCCGCCTTGCCGCACCAGCGGCACCTAGCCTTGCATCGTTGGCAAGTTGTGCCGCACTACGTGGCTTGACACCAGCAACGGTAGGCACTGCCACAACCAGCGGCGCAACCAGTGCGGCAAGTTGCGCTTGCAGTGCCGCTATCTGTGCCTCAAGTGAGTCGCTAGCAGGCTTGACCGGCTTGACCGGCTTGACCGGCTTTGTGTCGATGGCGGCAAGTTTCGCGGCCAACCGATCGGCATTGCACTTGGCGAAAAACTCGCCGCGTGTCATGCCGTTTTTGCCGACCTGCGAACCGACCAGAATCGCCACATGACCAGCGGCGATAACCGCTGTGCCTGCATAGGTTCCGATGACCTGTCGCGTTGTTTGCTTGCCGCTACGTGCATTGACAAACGTGACGGTTTTCCCATTGCCTTCCACGAGAGCGTTTTTGACATCGACCGCCTTGCCGATAATCGCCCACGCTTCGTTTTCTACCTGCATGAAAGTTGCTTGCAACATTGTGTGTATGTCTCCTGTGTTGGATCGAAACGTACTTGCTTCGATGGCCAGTACGCTAACAGACGATGGACAGTAACGCAACACTAAGTTGACAGTAACTTGCATAAGCCCTGGTCACAGTACCTAAACAATTTCTGGACAGCTACCATTACAGCATGTCACTACTCGCACGCACGCGGGTAGTTCATGCTCATTGTGTCATGCAGTAGCACAGCACAGCACAGCACACAGCACAGCACAGCATCACGCGCATGCGTAGGTAGTTCTACGTGCGTGCGTGAGAGCTTCGATGCTTGCTTGCACGTACAAACACACGAACACGCATCCCGGTTTACCCTGCGCAGCGGCCAGCGTCGGGGAGAGGCCAGTCCGAGAACAGCCGATCGACAATGCATCAACGATACTGACTGACTATTGACATGTAAAGTTACAGCCCTATGCTGTCAACTTATGAACGATGCCATCCCAGTAATCGCCATCGTTGTTGCCGCGGTCCTGCTCAGTCAGCTCATCGCCGGCAGGAACCAACCGAACAGCGCCGACCTGCTCGCTGCGCAACGAGAATCGTTCCAGCTTGCTGTGAGCACCGTGGCTGATGCGACGGCCAAGGCGATTGCGTCGATCACGTACCCCGAGGCAGTGAGCAACAGCTCGCTGTACAAGAACGAGCAGTTGCCAAGCGTGCGTGAGATGCCCGTGCTCGAACGTGACATGACGCTCGACTACAGCGACCCAACAGACGACACCATTCCTGATTGGCCGGTGCTGCGTGACCCGACAGGTTTGCTCGGTGACGATGTGAATGCGCCGCTGGGCATACCCGGTTTGCTGGTCGACAAGGAACGCTACTGATGGCGACCCGGCGAGCACCCCAAGCAGAATCCAAAGCGCGGGCCCGAAAGCGCACCGCTGATCAGGAAGCGAACACCGGCATCAAGCCGACGCAATCAGGCAGCAGCGGAATGACGCTGTTCATGTCCCGTGTCGAGAAGCGGACCTTTGCCGACATCGAGGCCGACGCTGTGCACGTGGCCGATGTCGTCGCGGTGATCAACGACATTCGCAAGACGCCGGCACGCAACCTGATCTGCAACATGACGATCCCTGCCGGCTATCAGCACGAGCTGATGGACGCAATGGATTCGTGCGCTCGTGGGTTCGTGATGCTGCGTGCCTACTACGTGCCACGCCACCCGTTCATGGATGAGGAACCGGAGCCGGCAGCATGACGTGGTACAACAAAGCTGACAACTACCACGAGCCGACGCTGTTCTGCTGCTGGTGCAATCGCTCGATGCGCGACGCCGACGAAGGTGTCGTGTCGGGCGGCGAGCTGGTGTGCGCTGACTGCTGCGAATACATCTACGGTCGGGCCGGCTGGGATCGGATGCGCGCATGACCGCTGCATGGATTTTCGATGGCAGCGACTATGTGCCGGCTGCTGACAACGCCCGCCTCAACAGCCAACTGCAACGCATCTGGAATGTGATGCTCGACGGCAAATGGCGCACCCTCGCACAGATCGAGAAGTTGACGGGCGACCCGCCTGCCTCCATCTCGGCACAGCTCCGTCACATGCGCAAGCCACGATTCGGTGGGCATACCGTCCGCAAGCTGAACAGTGGTGGTGGCCTGTTCTGGTACAAGCTGGTGCCCAACGGTGTGCTGCTCGACGGGCACCGCTGATGGCCGTCTCAGCTCTCACCCCCGCACGCGCCACCCCCGAGGCGTATGCGGCGATGATGGCCGACCCCGTGTATCGCGCTCGTCTCGAATCTGTCATGTCTCGGCTGATCAACGATTACGAATGGTTCATCAAGTACGGCACCGAGGCGCAGCGGTTCATGCTGATGCGCACCGCACTCCCCGACATGATGCGTGCCCGCCGTGCTGAAGAGGAAACGTCCAAGGATCAACAGATGCGTGATGCCTATACACGCATGCGTGCGGGGTTCCGTGAACACATACGTGTCAATGTGCCCGACATCGTAGCGACAGTGGCATGACAGTAGCTAGTATGCGTACTTGTCGCCGGCCGGCTGGCCCCACCCGCCGACTGGCCGGTGACACTTATGCCGGCGTGCGGCAAACTCCGCTGGCTGTCAGACGCCATCGGTTCGTCGCTGGTGGCGTCTGACATGGCGGTAACTGTCAGCTCGAAACTCGCCAAACTCCCAGCGAAGTCTGCCCAACGCCGCCGATCAACACCGCAGCCGGCTAGCACCCCACCTGTCAGCAACGGTCAACCAGGGGGTCAAGGGGGGCGGAGCCCCCTTTGGTTGGAGGCAGCAGTCAGCGAACTATTCGTGCTCTCGAAGGACCGCGCCATCGTCCGTTTCGGTGACACGTTGAAAGATGCTCAACGTGACTTCATTGCCGAGTGTCAGTCGCAGCTCGAATCCCGCGGGCAGGTTCGCATCTGCGTATTGAAGGCGCGTCAGATCGGCGTCTCCACTGTCATCGAGGCGATCTTGTTCGTCCTCTCGATGATGCTCGATGATTTCAAATGCCTGATCGTTTCGCACGAGAAGGACAGCAGCGAAGGCATCCTTGAAATGGCTACCCGCTATTGGAAAACCTACCCGTTTGCTGATTTTTTTGTTGATCGGTACAACGGCAAGAACCATCTCGGCTGGGAACATGGCAGTGACATCAAGGTCGCTACTGCTGCGAACGAAAACACTGGCCGATCGAAAACGATCCACGGGCTACACCTGTCTGAGGTTGGCTTCTACGACGATCCTGAGAAGATGATGACCGGGCTCAGCTCCGTCATCCCCACGTTCGGTTTGACCGTCATGTTCTACGAGTCGACCGCCAACGGCGTCGGCAATTTCTTTCACCGCGAATGCATGCGTGCCATGCGCGGTGACAGTGACTTCACCTTCAAGTTCTACCCCTGGTGGGATGATCCCGAATACACGTCCGCCTTCATACCCGCAGATGTGCGCAATAAATATGCCGCCGTCTCTGCTCTTGATGACGAGGAGGTTCGTCTCGTCCGAGACTTCGGCGTTGACACGGAACGGTTGCTGTGGCGTCGCTGGTACATCGCCAATAAATGCCAGGGAGATGTTGAAAAGTTCCATCAGGAAATGCCTAGCACACCGCACGAAGCGTTCATCTCGACCGGGCGCAACGTGTTCCCCTTGCAAGCCCTACTGAACCATTACGAGCCACGTCGGGGGCAGCGCGGAATCCTGAGTCGCATAGGTAACAAGGTCGAGTTCATGCCACACGAACGTGGATGGCTCACGGTGTTCGCGTACCCATCGACGGATCGTAATTGGGGTATGTATCTCGCAGGGGGCGATCCGACACACACGACGGCGGGGGACAATGCTTGTGTCCAAGTGCTGTCCCGGCGCACAAACGAGCAGGTGGCCGTTTACCGCAACAAGATCGACCCGATCAACTTCGGCAAGCACATGCAGCTCATCGGCACGTACTACCACGACGCCATGCTCGCACCGGAACGGGAGGGACCAGGCTTTGCGACTGTCGGGTGCATCGTGGGCGACGGCTACCGCAACGTCTACCGGATGGAGAACGTCGCTCAGATGCCCGGCCACGTGCAAAACACATTCGGTTGGAGCACAAATGGTAAGACCAAACATCTTGCTATCAGTCACCTGCTGAAGGCGATCACCGATCCCCTCGCTGGTGTTGCCGGCAGTGTCCACGGTTTGATCATCCATGACGAAGTGACCTTAATGGAATTGCGCGACTACGTGACGACCGAAGATGGTCACGGCTACACAAACTCTGATGGCAGTTTGTACGACGACGGTGTGATGGCGCTGGCCATCGCGATCACCGTCGACAGTATCGAACCGCCGCCGCTGGCCTTCGAGACACGAGCCCCGCACACGATGCCGGCCAACATCGCTCGCAAGCCGGTCGACCCCTCCACTGCCAGCGGGCCGGCACTCGCTGGCAGTGGACCCGTACCCGATGCAGTACCGGACGTGCTGCCACCCGACGACCCCGGCGACGAGGCCGACCCTCCGTGGATGGCGTGGGGCAAACGAGAGGACATCGACCGATGATCTACGCGTACCAGTGCACCAAGTGTCGTCTGCGTGTTGACAGTACCCGCCGTGCCGATCATCTCGATCTGTGCCCCGAATGTCTCATCGGGTTGTTGCAACGCAAATGGCAGGTCAGCATCAAAGACACGATGCCGGAACACTTCAACCAGACAACGCAGACACACGTGTCATCAATGCGACAGTTCACCGACGACCTCAAGCGCAACGGTGAGGCGTACAGCGAGCGCACAGGAATCGAAGTGAACTACAAACCAAAGGACTGGGCCGACCTCGCCGCCGAAGCCCCTTGACAGACCGTTGACGCATCGTTACTGTCAACGCTTGCCGACGTTTGTGTCCCATTCCTAGGCAACTTGCTGATCGTGGCCCCCGTGCTGCTGTCCCGTCTCCCGTCCCTGATGGGCCCGCGGCAGTGCGGGGGCCACCGTCGTCATAGCGCACGCTGGGTAGACACATGCTGTACGCTTCCAGCATGCCCACTGCCACCGTGCTCGATGAGATGGCCCCCGGTCCTGCCAACGTCGCAGCCGGCACGAGCACAGGTCAGACCGAAGATCAGACCGCCGCGTATGTGCAGCACCTGTTCATGCGTGCACGCAGCTTGCGCCGGCCGCTGATCGCACAGTGGAAAAACAACTACCGCACCTTGCACAACAAGACGTGGGCTCCCCGTGCAGAGGCGTGGATGCCGGCACCGGAAATCAGCCAAGTGTTCCCGGTGATCTTCAGCTCGGTGGCGTGGATGACCGACCAGCGCCCGACGATCGAGACGACCGCAGCACCGCAACCGTTCAGCGAGTACGCAGACTTCTACCAGTCCCTGTCACAAGACATGAACGCTGTGCTCAACGCGACGTTCATGGGCAATTCGCTCGACCTGGAAATCTCGATGGTGCTGTGGGATGCGTTCACGTATGGCATCGGCTACCTCAAGACGACATGGGAACCGTGGCTTGCCGATGGGATCGGTGACACCGCGTTCCGTCGCGTGACGCCGTTCAACATCTACCCCGACCCGTTCGCAACCAGCATGCAAGACCTCACGTACATCATCGAGGCCAAGCAAATGACGATCAGCGACGTGGACCGCAGCTACCCCGGCGCACGCGGCAAGATCGGTGCCGGCGCAACTGAGGACGTGGACGAGCAGCCGCACATTCTCGATGAGACAGTCAGTCAGTCGATGGCCCGTGTGCGTCTCGGCAACCTGCCATCGGCAACGCAGACCCGCTACGGGATCACCGACAACCCGCGTGACCGTGGCATCGCTGACGACATGACAGTCACCGTGCTCGAATGCTGGGTCCGTCACCACCAGATCACCAAGACCGACGACCCGTCAGTCTCCAAGGTCCGCGACGTGTGGCGCTGCATCGTGACGTGCGGGCGCAACGTGCTGCTCGACTGCGAGGCCGGCGAAGTCAACGCCTATGGCACGCACCCCTACGACCGGATGGTGCTCACCGACACTGGCGAGTTCTACGGCCCGTCGATCGTGGCGCTGCTCGACTCCCCGCAAGAATCCATCGGACGGCTGCTCTCGTCCATCATGCAGAACATCGCGCTGATGGGAAACCCTGTGCTCCAAGAATCGCCGCGATCGCGCTCACGTGGCAAGAAGATCACCAACCGTCCCGGTCAGCGCATCGAGGCAGAGCAGACGGAAATCTCATGGCTGAATCCCCCACAAATGCACCCAACGATGTCGACGGACCTGATCCAGTTTTTCAAGGGGGAAATCGAATCGATCAGCGGACTGTCTGCGATGGTCCGTGGCTTTGCTCCATCTGGACGCAATTCGACGGGCGTGCTCGACCAAGTTCAGGATGCAGCGTTTGTCCGCGTACGTGCTTCATTGCGTCAGCTCGAAGCGGCACTGCGCGGGGTCTGTTCCAAGATGTGCGCGAACGTGGCCGAGTTCTACACAGAGCCCCGGCAGATGTCGATACAGGGCGCAGATGGACAGAAGTTCCACATGGCCATGCGCGCCCGCCACTTCTACACCCGTGATGCCGACAACAAAGAGGAACGCATCCCGCTGCGATTCACCTTGCTTGCCGACGCCGGCTCTCAGCTACCCACATCGAAACAAGCTCGTGCCGCCGACGCGCAGCAGCTATTCGCGCTGGGAGCGATTGACGTGTACGAGCTGTTGAAAGCAAAGCAGTGGCCGAACTATTCGATCGTCGCCAAACGTGTCATGGAACAGATGTCTCAGCAAGCCTCACAAGCGCCTGGCAAGCGACAAGCAACAAGGAGCTAACCATGCAGCCAGTCACCAAGCCGCCGTCGACCTTCGACATGATGCGGACCTACGACAACGGGGCCAACGTGCACGTCACCGGCGACACCGAAGTCAGCGAATACGGCCCATGCAAGACCGACGACACAACCGCCCACGAAGAACCGGAGCCCTCACCAAAATGACCCCCACCCGCAAGCCTCGCAATCGCAACTACAACCGTGACCGCGACATCGGCCAATGGTCAGGTGGCGTCTGGACTGTTGTGCTCGTGCTCGCAGCCATCGCGCTGATCATCTTCATTCTCCCCCACATTCGCTAGCTCCGTCTGCATACGCAGCTCGCCGGCTACCAGCCCGCACGCGTACTGGTGGCCGGCTATTGCTTGTTGCTCTGTCGCATACCTCCACTGGTGCTGAGCGAATGCGCCACCAAAGATCATCGTCTCGAAGATCAACGGCACCCCCCACCACGGCCCGCACAGCCCAAGCCATACCGTCGACACGCCAATGTCATCGAACTGGTCTTGGGCAACAACGCGGTACTCGTCCATTGACATCAACGCAGACCATTCCATCATCTCGATCGGTAACCCGGCTCGGTCGTAGAACAACTGGCTCATGATGCCCTCAGGCGGGCTCTGTACTCACGCTGGCGCTGTGTGCGTCCCTGCTTGCACTCGGCACACGTGCAGCCCCGCTTGAGCATTCCTGGCGTGCCGTGGCGCAACTGTGGCGGTCGACCCACTGGCACCTTGCCGACCAGCCCCAACCGTTTGCGCATCGTGCGACGCTGGCTCTTGGTCAGCTTCGGTGCTTCTTGCTGATACAACCGCAGTCCCCGCTCCAATGCTGCGATCAGCTCCCGGTGCCGGCGCTTGGCTTGCTCGGCTTCAGCGACCCGCGCCGCCACCGCAACCATCAGCTCGTGCGGATCGTCATGCTCGATGTGCAACTTGTCGGCGGGCACCACCCCGAGTGCCCGCCGAACAAGTAACCCTCTAGCTCGCTGCTCGATCACTGCAACCGGCGCAGGAACTGCATCCGCCAATCGCTACGGGTCCAATGGTCGGTGTCCTTGTAGCTGTCTGGATACTCGTACCGTCGTCGCTCGACAATGCCGAACCTGTTGACAATATCTTTCCTCACTGTGCCGCACCGTTCGCACCGTGCGACCATGTACCAGCCGATCGTCGGATTGGAGTTTGCTTCCACGCTGACCCATGAATGTCCGAACGTCCGGCAGTCGACGTACTTCACGCTTCCCGGTGTCGTCTTGGTTTTCAGTGCTTCAGCCGCAGCCTCTAGCCCACGCTGGCGCTCTAGCTCAGCCAGCCTCAATGCTTGCGCGTTGATTCTGTCTGCTGCCTGCTTATCGGTTTGTTCTACGATCCGTTGACTCGCTGTCGCGATACTGCTCTCCCGTAGCGCGTTCAACGTTGCAACATTCTGATCGTGTTCACCTGCCATTCCGCGACTTCGATGATCCGATCTGACGGAACTCGGTCGGGGAATAGCGTGTCCGTTGCACTCCCCACCCGAGTAAACATTTCGTCGGCCGCATGCAGTTCGTCGCGCATGTGTCCGTTGCTCAGCACGAAGTCTGGTTGATGCACCACCAGCTCGTGTTTCACCTTCGGCGCTTCAGCTTCAGGCTTTTTCCCGTGCCGGCCGCTGTTCTCGTTGCCGGTCTTGCCGGTGACCTCCTTGCGTGTCGCAGCGACAATCGCGCCATGCCACGTCTTGCCTTTGGCGAGATGCCGTGCTCGTGCAATCTCGATCAGCTCGAACTGTGCTGGCGTCTCACCACGTTGCTGCGAGTTTGCTAGCCGGTGTTGGTAGCTGTTGCGAGCTGACGAGCCACCGTTGAACCGCTCGTCAAGTATCCGCCGTGCAGCCGGCCCAAGGTCGTTGTTGGTCGATGCCTCGGTAGTCGCGGTGCCAAGCCTGCGCTGGTCCCTCACGATGCTGCGTGCTCGACGGACCTCGGCCATCTCGAACTCGGCGGCAGACAATCCCTGCCGACTGGCACGACCGCGGCGTTTGCGGAAGGCGTCGTATTCCAGCTTGTTCTTTGACTCACGACATGCCTTGATGACCTCTAAGACTTCAGGCGATTCGCGTTGTTCGATCTGCTTACGCACCTTGTTGGCTTCGGACAATGACGCCGCTGCCTTAGCGGAACGTTCCTTCTCCATCGCCGGACTTGTCCTGTGCGTCCGCTGTGTGTGCATCTGCCACGCTTGATACTTCTCGGACGGTACCCACGCGCATCCCGGCACGTCGCAGTGGTACAGACCATCGGGACCACGCTCGTGTCGCTTGGGCTCAGGCGCTGGCTCGGATATGCGCTGAATCGCTTGTTGCAGGTTCATTGCCCCTTGCAACAGCGGCGGCACGGGCTCACTGTCACCGTTAGGCGGCGACTCACTCGGCTCTATCCGATCCTCCCCGTGATCGTGGTGACCGGCAATGGTCCCCCACCCCGTTGTGACGTGCTGCTGGGTATCTGTCATGGCGAAAACAGTAACCAACCCCAACACGTCAATCAACAACCTCCCGCGCATGCGTGACACGTACCGTCTGCATGCTGTATGCTGCACGCAGCTCCACGAAAGGACGCAGCATCATGGCTATGCAGCCCATCAAGAAGGCCGGCAACGTGAAGATCACCCCGGTCGGTCAAACGACCAGCGGTCACTTCGGCTCGACGCCGGACGCTCAGGTCCGTGGTCGCTCCAAGACCCCGACCGAAATCCCCATCGGGAAGTAACCCCCACCCGTCATGCCATCGCGCAAAACCAACACGATGTCGGAAGTGCTCGACTCGCTGTATACGACGATCACGCAAGCGAAAACTGTCATGGACGCGAACATGCCGTTCCTGATTCAGATGGAGACAATGGTTCTCCAAGAGCTGCGTAATCCTCAGCGCCAGATGCAAGAGCAAGGACTGCTCCCGCCCGACCAAGCGGGCGGTCCTCAAGCTCAAGGCATGCCACCGGGCATGGGCGGCGGGCCGTCGTTCATGCCACCTGGCGGGGGCGACTCGGCCGCAGCCGGCCTACAAGGAATGACTCCCGGTATGGGCGCACCAAATGCCGACGAACTTCGCCGGCAGCTCTCAGCCGGATGACTGACGAGGAACGCCGCTGGGAGGAATTGGAAACCCGGCTGCTTCTCCGCGTCACCGAACTACTCGAACACGTACACACAGTCCTACACAACGAAATGAGAAACATCATGGCTTCACTCGACGCAATCACCGCCGCTGTTACCGCACAAGAAACCGTGCAGGCTTCGATCATCGAACTGCTCAACGGCATCGCCGCGCAGCTCACCGAGGCAATCGCCAATGGCGCAGACCCGGTAGCAATTCAGGCCATCGCAGACCAGATCAGCGCGGACACCGCGACGCTCTCGGATGCAGTTGTTGCCAACACGCCCCCGGCCTGATCCCGACCGCTGGTACCCGACGTGGCTGACGCCGCGTTACTTGATCAACCGTGAGCGGTACATCGCTCAGAACTCAACCCCAGGAGCACATGATGAGCAACATCGAAACACCGTCCACGACGACGGATGAGATACCCAACCCCACGGTAGAACTTGGTGATGCCCTCGCTCGGCGCATCGCCAACAGCACCCCATCGAATGATGGTAGCGATACGACGCAGGACGACGCCTCGTCGCCCGCAAGCACAGACTCAACGACTGAGGGCGAAGTTGCGGCGGCACCTGTCGTCCCGATCGATGCTCCCGTAACGGGCAGTGAGGGTGCTACGTCCACGACCGCGACAGGTGCGGACGATGATGGTGACGACACTGAGACTTCGGCAGTGCCGTCACCATCAACGTTCACCGTTGGCGAGCGCACGTACACGACCGCCGATGTCGAACGCCTCTCCGCACTGGGCGACTGGGCGACCGCCCTCGACCCGAACCTGCGCAACGCAATGGCCGCGCTCGAAGCCGGCCAAGCGGCAGCGATCAGCCTCGATGAGTACCAACGTTTCCAGGCATGGCAGGCAGCGCAGGCATCACGCACGCAGCAGCCGCCAACCGACGAGCTGCTATCCGACCTCGATGACCAACAGCGTCTCTACGTCGAGAACCTTCAGCGTGAGAACATTCGTCTCACCGCACAGCAGCAGAACATCACCACTCCCCCGGTGGACCGTGACGCACTGCAACGACAGATGGACGCGCAAGTCCACGCATTCAATCGTGCCTCACTCGCATGGGCCGATGAGCATGGGCTGACCCCTGAGCAGACAACCGAACTCACCAACATCGCCATCGAACATCACATGTTCGACGCCTTCGCACAGCAGGAACGCGACTACCACCCGGTCAACGGCACGCTGATCCGTGACGCGGACATGGCATCAGTCACCCGCAAGGCGCTGAACTATGCCCTGGCCACCGACCCTGGCCTGTACACGCAGGTGATGACCGGCGCAGCATCGGCGGCACAGCGCGCCGCAGCGGACATGGCAGCGGATCAGGCGATCAGCCAAAAGAAGGCTCGTGCCGCATCGATGGCAACGAGCGCGTCACAGGCATCGATCACCCCGCCGATCGACGTTACGAAGATGACACCGGATGAGCGACGCAGCTCGATGAGCGCGTTCATCGCACAGGCCGAAGGCATCCCGCAACACGACTAGTACAAAGCCGACTTATACAAACTTGGCTTTGTAATTACACATGCGTGACATGACAGGTACGGATGCGCTACACTGCGCGTAATCCCAGCACCGCAACAGACCCTTGTGCCAGTGGCACAGAAAGGATCGAGGGCAAGTCATGACCACGCCTATCGGTGCCAACACACTCACATCAGTGGTGCGGCAGTACATCATGCCGCAGATCACTGATCAGATTTACAACAGCAACGTGCTGTTGTATCGCTTCATCAAGGCGCTCAAGCGCATGATCGGTGGTGGCACGCAGATCGAGGTTCCGCTGCTGTACACCCGGTTCAACACTGGCGGCACCTACCGCGGTTACGACGTGCTCAACGTGACCCCATCCGACACGATCAAGTCTGCTGCATGGGACTGGAAGCAGCACTACGTGTCATGGGCGATCGACGGCCTCACCATGATCAAGGCCGACAGCTCCGACGCCATCGCCAACGTGCTCACCCTGCAATCGCAGCAAGCATGGATGGAGATGGCCGAGAACCTGGCAGCCGGCTTGTTCGGTGACGGGCTCACAGACCCCAAGGACATCAACGGTCTTGCAGGGGCAGTCGGCAACGCATCAGTCGGTGACCCGAACTACGGCGGCATCGCACGCAGCACCAACACTTGGTGGAACGCACAGATCGATTCGGCCACCACCGCGATCACAGCGATGGGCCAGTACCAGACGATGTTCAGCCAGTGCTCGGTCGGCGGTCAACACCCGACGATCATCCTGTCTCGCAGCGATCAGTACAACAAGTACATCGCGCTGAACACCACCAGCGCCGGCTATGCCAACCAGTACAACCGTCAGCCCGGTGGGTTCGATGAAATGCTGGCATCGGCAGGCTTCACCAACGCGCTGTACAACAACACTCCGTGGGTCGTTGACTCTCACGTGACCGACGCCGGCAACAGCACAACCGGGCGCATCTACTTCCTCAACGAGAACGTCTTTGACTGGGTAGTCAGCCCTCGTGCGGACTTCTACTTGGAGGACTTCCAGCGCCCCGTCAACCAGGACGCGTTCGTAGCGACGCTGTTGTGGGCCGGCAACTTCTTGTGCCGCTCTGCTCGCTTGCAGGGTGCATTCACCGGACTCACGAGCTGAACAGGAACCATCATGGACAAGACCATCAACAACCCACTTCAGGCGTACCGCACAGTGACCGACTACCGCACGGGACTCGGCGCTGACGGATTCGCCCTCGACTACTACAACGAGGTCATCGAAGCAGTAGCCAACGGCACCATCGCTGTTGGCGATCTGCTCACCCTCGTCGTGCCGGCACTGACAACCGGGCTCCGCGTCAACAAGGTCGCCTCTGGCGGCGCAGGCACATTCCTCGGCGCATTCGGCGTCGTTGGCGTGTGCATGGACGCAGCGACCATCGGTCAGCCGACATCGTTCTGCAAGTACGGATACTGCCTCGTCAACGTCGGTGCCGGCACAGCCGCAGCCGGCGACATGGCAGTGACCGGCGCAACCGCAGGACAGGCTGATGTCATCGCCGCCGCAACCGGCCTGGCAGCAACAACGTTTGCTGGCAACGTCGTGGGCACCTTCCTCGGTGCCAAGAATGCAGCCAACCTCGCACCCGTGTGGGTCAGCCGCCTGTAACCCCCGCCTGAATGTCGACACGGCGAGGCAGCACGCGCCGTGTCGACATCTGTACACATGAAAGACGAGCATGAACGAACTTGTCAAGATTCTCAACCCTTCCAAGAAGGGTGATGCGAACTATCGCGATTTGACCCTCGTGTATCAGGGCCAGAAATACACGATCGAACCTGGTGGCGAAGTGATCGTGCCCATCGAGGTCGCAGCGGCGTTCTTTGGTCACCCCAAGGCACGTGACACCGCACGCGATCGCGCCCGCTCAGACACGTACCAGCAGGTCCGTTTCCAGTGGGGCTATCAGCTCGGCCAACCCGACGCTGCTGAGCTGTGGGAGGAACAGACACCACCGTTCCGTGTGACCACGCTCAAAGACGAATGGCTGCCGATGGTGCTCGATGACCCGGCAGGTTTGGAACCGCTCCCCGGTTCCGACGACACCGACCTGCCGCCGATCACCGCTGAAACCGCGGTCCTGCAACGTGCGCTCGCCGCGCAGCAGGCACAGATCGATCAGCTCACCAAGCTGATCAGTGACCGTGAGGTTGCTGAGAATCCTGGTGTACTGCCCGACGACGCCAAGAAGTCGAAGGCTCCCGTCGAATCGCACGAGCTACCCAAGCCCAAGCACGATGAGTCGAAGCCATCCGCCGACGCGCCACGTACCACCGCCAAGCGCGCCGACCAAGGTACAACGATCAAGGGTTCATGAACCTGCATGAGCTGTTGGACGACTACGAGACTGTCGTTGATCGGCTCACCGAGTTGTACATCGAACGTGCAGAATCGCTTGCCGCAGAACTGACGACCCGCGCCAACGCGTACGCATCACTGTGCGCTGGTGGCGACAAGAACATCACCACGATTCGTGAGGAAGCAGACTTCGCCGCGCATCCGCACAAGGCTGAGGCGATCCGTCTCACCGGCCAGATCGACGCATACACCGCGAAGCTGCGACTGCTCGACATGAAGCTCGAACACTGGGATCAGACCAATGCGTGAAGGCGTGGCGATCAGCACGATCATGCTCGATAACTTCGGGCCGGGGATCATGGCCGACTATCACGGCGCGTCCGGTCAGTCCGACAACGAAACCACCGGCTATGTGAACGGTGGCGCGACCATCGCCAACACGTTTCGCTGCTGCTCTGATCCTTCCGGCGCGCTGGTGCCGCTACCCAAACTGACACTGGTGCGCACACACGATCTGCTCCCGGCCGGCAACACCGACATCGGCTCGACGTTCTACCCGGCCGAACGTGTCGCCGCATTCTTGATGGACGCCTCGATCTTCGGGCCACCCGACTTCGTGTTCAGCATGTATCAGTATTACTGGTCCGATCAGCACAACAGCAACTACAACTGGTACGTGCAGGGGCTGATCAACACCCCGTTCAGCGGCCCCGAATATCACTGGCTGTTCAGCCGGATCGATGCCCCCGATAGCGGGCCGGCAGTGCATCGCTACCAGCTCTACTCGGGCGGGCTCGACCAGAACCGCACGATCATCGTCACCGACGACACGGCGAGCGCCAACTTCTCGAACCTGGCACCGATCGTCGTCGCTGGATATTCAGGGTTTGACTATTTCAACGACGACGCCACGCTGACCGCCGCGGAACTGGCAGTCACCACGTTCGACACCGACCTGCACTACGTCGGCTACACCCGCCCCGGTGCCAGCGGCGAATACGTGCTGACGTGCTACCCGCGGCCAACCGGCACACGCACACCAGACCGGCAGGACGTGTTCTCGTCACTCACCTTCGAGGGTGAAGCCATCCCGGTACCGACATGGCCATACGTGACGATGCTGTGCTCGCACCAAGGTCGTGTGCTCGGCGCTGCGCACTGGACGGTGACCGTCGCAGGGCAGGTTGTTACCGTCAGCAAAGACCTGTTGTTCTACTTCCCGGCGATCGACTTCATGGCGACTGCTGCTGCTGATACGTGGTCGCAGCGCACTGCCACCACGCTCGACATCGGTGAGGAATCCATCTCGCCTATCGGCATTCTCGCCAGCATCAGTGCAGACGAGCTGTTGGTCATCAAGCATCGCAACGGTGGCTACCTGATCCGTGGCGACATCGACAACCCAACCATCCAACGTCTGCCGTTCATCGAATCAACAGCCGGCATCGCGTCGTACCCAACGCTCACCCCGATCGGTCTGGTCTACGGCACAGCAAACGGCGTGTTCTCGTTCACTGGTGGCGAGCAGTCCGAGAAGATCAGCGGGCAGCTCGAAGGATGGTTTTGGGATCACCGCGACGACATCATTCCGGCCGATGCTGTTATCAACGAGGGCACTGGCGGCATCGTCCAGACCTACCCTGAGGAATACACCGGCATCGTCGGGCGGTTCGGCTACCTGCACCCGTGGGTCGCAGTGCCCAACAACTTCTTGTACGACACGCGTAGCAAAGGTTGGTGGCGCATCGAGATGCCCGATCCGGTCAACGGCCCGGTCGCATTCAACGTGTACGCAGCGACGACCAACAACAACTTGCGCTGCTTCCCGTACAAGCTGACAGCAACACGCAACGAGCAATACTACGACTTGGACCCGTCAGTATTGGCAAGCTCCTACTCCTGGCAGTCCCAGCCGTTGTTTCAGTCCCGTGACCGGCTGCTCACCGTCAAAGAAATGGAACTCGTTGTCACCGTGCCGGCCGACGCGACAACGCCGCGGGTCAAGGTCACCCTCACAGGTTACCGTGAAGATGGCTCTGCGATCCCGCCCGTCGTCACCCTCTTTAACGTCCCACCAAATGCCAATCCGCAGCAGCATGTCAAGGTTGTCAGCCCCAATTTCACGGCCATGCACATACAGGTTCGTATCGAGGCGCAAGACAACCGCACCGCACCGGCACCGAAGGTCCATTCCCTGAAGATAACCATTGACGACCGCAGCGAGCCAGCCAAGTCGTGAAGTACGGGACCATCAACCGTGCGCACCTATCGCGTGCGCAGCAAGACCCTGAGCTGTCGCGCTGGGCGAACAGCCTCACCCTTGCCGCGATCGAATGTCGCATCTCGGCATTCCAAACCTTCCCCGGTGCAGCGATGTTCGGCACCGTCGTGTACGACACCGCGGCGTTCGTGCCCAAGCTCGACCCTGGTGGCCCGACCGTCGATGCAGTGGTCATCAACCGTGAAGCGGGCGGGTTCTACATGATCACCGTGCATACCAACACTGCTTGCCTGATCAGTGTCACCGTCAACGCAGTGGCCATCGCCCAACGTGAATGCGCCGGCCCCGACTGTTTCACCTGCCAGCACCGGCTCTCCCAAGGTGACCGGGTGCAGGTCATCGTGTTCGATGCCGTCGAGGGCACCGTCGACCTGGCACTGGCACGAGTCGCACTGTGACAAGCATGCATACGCTACACTTCCAGCATGTTGACGATTACGGATACCCTCACCCGTGTTCGCGACATGCTGGACGAACAGGTCGAGGGCTCATGGCTGAATGCGCAGCTACGGCGCTGGCTGAACGATGGGTTAGACGATCTGGCCCGTGAGACGCGCCAACTCACCGACGTTGCCACGTTCAACACGGTCGCCAATCAAGCTGAGTACCTGTTGCCCGACAACATCTTGGAAATCGACAACGTGTATTTCACGACTGCCGATGCACGCATGGTCCCGCTGGCACCCGTCGCCTACGAGGGGGTCGATCAGGTTTGGGGCCACTACCAGAATCAGTCGAGCTACCAGCCGCAGGTCTACACGCTTTGGGGTTACCCGCCAACGCTGATGATGCGCCTGTATCCGGTGCCCAACGCGATCAACGTCATCTCGCTACGTGTCGTGCGTACCGCGGTGCACATCGATGAGTCCGGTGCTGGCGACGCAGACCCGATCGATTTCCCTTCGGCATGGCAAGACACCCTTGTCGACTACTGCGAGATGCGCGCACTGCGCAAGGACCGCGACCCGCGCTGGCAGGAAGCCCAACAGATGTACATGGCCAAGCGCGATTCGCTGAAGCTCAACGACTACATGAACATCTCACGCAACGTTCAGATGGACGACATGATCCACGGCGTTCCGGCATTCATTGCCGACTGGAACTATCGAGGCTGACATGCCCCTAGGAACACCGATCCCGACACCCCCAGTCGGTTCACCGACCAACCCGAAGGGGCCAGGCGGCGTTGTCACCAAGATGCCGACGCCGACTGTTGGCTCACCGACCAACCCGTCATGGTCGGCAACCCCGCAGCCGCGCTACTCGCCTGGTGTGTCCAACCCGAATGCCGGCACGCAGTATCAGCCGACCAACCAGCCGAACACCCGATGGGCAGCAACGCCCCCCGTGGCCTCTGACCCGTATTCGGACCTGATCCATTCGCAGATGGATTTGATCAACGGTCAAATGCGCATCGACAACCAGTCTCTGCAAGACAACTACAACAACACCACCGCCAAGCTGTACCCACTCGACATGGCCGATCTGCAAGCCCGCTACGCACAGGACCGCGCCGGTCTGCAAGGCCAGCAGAATCGCAACGGCATCGCACAGGCACAGAACGACAGTGACGCCGCGTTTGCTGGTATCGACTTCGCCAACACGACCAACTACCGCAACCAGGCCCGCGCATTCAACGAGCAGGATCGTGCGCATGGCATCCGCAACGCTGGTGACCTATCGGCGCAAGCACTGCGACAGTTCGGACTGGGCACCGACAAGAACAACTTTGCGTTCGGACAGCAGTTCCGCAACGACGCGTCACAGGCAACCAGCAAAGGCTCGGTGATGTCGGCCGGCTACCAGCAGGATCGCAAAGACAACCGGATGAATCGTGACCTGTCACAGCGCGACACACAGCTCGGGTTCGACACCAGCAACACGTCGATCGCCAACAACCTGTACAACGCCAACCTCGGATTGGACCGCAACAACTCATCGTTGACCAACCAGCAGAACGGTGCGCAGGTAGCCAACGATCGTGCGCAGGCCAACGCCAAGTTTCAGAACGACACACTCAAGTCATTCGCCAACGAATACGGCGTGACCGCGCAACAGATGAACGGCGCGCTCGAACGTGGGGCACAGCGTCTCGGCATCAATCGAGACGCGCTGGTCGGCAAGCTCGCACAAGCACAGCAGTCCAACGATGCAGCATCGAAGGCATCAATCGCGCAGCTCATGACACAGCTCCTACAGCACGCACAGCAATGAGAGGAACCTGATGGCACTCGCACTCCCCGGTGGGGTCAAGAAGCTACTGACACCAACATCAGCGTCACAGGTTGTCGCGCCCGTCGTCGCGCAGCAGGCTGCGCAGCAAGCACAGCGCGCTATCGGTACTGGTGTCGTTCCTCCCGTGCAGGCAACGTATGTGACTGGCGCGGAGCAGGCCGCTGCTCGTGCTGCCACGCAAGCCGCCGCCGCCGAACCCCTGGCCATCGGCGCAGCCAAGCCGTTCATCCGCAACATGTCGAGCGCGATCCCAACCGTCGCCGCTGAGGTCGCCCCTGCCGCTGGTGGGATTCTCGGCACTCTGGCCAACAACCAGTTCTTGAACAAGGGCATGCTCGGCAAGTACGCAGCCACCGAAGGCGCAGGGCTCAAAGGGCTCGCCGGCAAAGCAGGGCTCGGACTCGCAGCCGGCTACGGAGTCGACTACGCCACCGACCAAGTGTTCCGTGCATTCAACGGCGGCGAAAACCCTGAAGGTCGCTGGGATGAAACTCTCGGCGGCGCGCTCGGCGGCGCTGCTGCCGGCACGATGATGTTCGGCCCCGGCCTCGGCACACTCGGCGGCGCGATCATCGGCGGCGCATGGGAGTTCTTGCAAGGCGACGAGTCGGAAGCCAAGCAACGCAAGAAGGACGCCAAGAACGTCGGTCTGGTCGAGACGCAGGCCCGCACGCTGATGGGCACGATGGGAGTCGACCCTGAGGAACAGGCGAAAATCTTGGCGACGCTACAGTTCCAATCGAAGTCCGGCAACCTCAACGGTGAGCAGACCGCGGCGCTGTACAACGAACAGCTCATGCCGCTCGTTGATGCTGCCACCAAAGACGGTGCGCGCAACGATCGCATGGCCGCATTCCAGGCATACACGTTGCCGAAGTTCACCGGCTATCTCGATGAGTCGCAGGCCCGTGCCGACGATTTCAGCAAGGCCAACAACAACCCGGTGTACGCGATGCAAGCCGCGCAGATGAACGCCAGCTACATGTCGCAACTGCAAGCACTCACGTCGATGGCATCACCGGCCGCGCAGTCGGGCATCGGCAACGGCACGCTCGATGACATGATCGCCGGCCGACAAGCACAAGCACAGATCACTGCCGCCGCCAAGCTCGGCAGGTAGCCCGTGGCGTTGCTCGATGTGATCCCACAGCTACCCGCTGGTGGCGTGCTCGGCAACCTGCCTGGCCCGCTCGGTATCTTCGCGCCACAGCAACAGGACTTTCAGCCGGTCGTTGAAAAGAACGCAGCCAACGAAACCGCGCTGACCAACAAGGTCACCAAGATGCGTGACTTCTACGCCGGCCTTGACCCGCACGTGCGCGACGCCCTGGTGCAGTTCGACGCCAACCGCGTGCATCAGGGCACAGCACCATTGAACGAGGCACAGACGATCGCTGCCGCCAACGCCGCGCAAGCACGCAAGCTGCCGACCGAAGGCACCAAGCGCAGCATGTGGAACCTTCCCGGCAACCTTGTCAGCGATGCGCGCTCGGTGATCGGCTCGATCCCCAAGCTGCTCGACCCGCGCATGTGGATCAACGAGGTCACGTCACTGCCGCACATCGGTGACAGCATCAGCGCAGCTCGTGCCGGTGGTGCTGACCCGCTGCAAGCCGTGTTCCAGGCACCCGGTCTGCGCATGCTGCCAGGCTCGTTCATCGCCGGCAACGCCCTGCATCCGGCAGAGCTGCTACGGCACCCGCTGTTCACTGGGCTCGACGTGGCACCAGGGCTTGAAGCATTCGCCAAAACCCGCCCGGTGGTACAGGAAGCTGGACGCCTCGCTAAGGCCGCTGACGTGGCGCTGGCGGGCCTCGAACACACGCCTGAGAACTATGTGCCACGCGCTGTGCTCGAACACCAGGCACGAGAGGTACCGGCGTTGCGCACATGGGTCAAGTCCAAGCTCGACGCTGAAGGCAACATCGTGCCAACCAAGCTGGCCGGATACGTCAACGATGTCGCCACCAGAACCCGTGGCGGGCAGGCAATATCCGAAGCGTTCGGTGAGAAAACCCGTTGGGCGATGGGCGAAACGTCCAAGGCCAGTAGCCGAATCGCGGGTGTGCGTGACGGTCTGATCGAAGCTGCCGACCCGCTCGAACAGCTCACCCGTGACAGCGCCAAACTCGCTGAGGAATACGGGCAGGAGATGCGTGTCGCAGTGACCCGCAAGATGCAGCTCGGTGACAAGGCCCGGTACACCGACGCTGAGCTACCGATGGTGCATGCCTACCGCGAAATCACCAACCGCTACGCCCGTGACCTACAGGCCCGCACTGGTGAAGTGATCGAGATGAACGGCGAGTTCTACCCGCGTGCACAGGCTGAGAAGATCACCAACACGCGGGCCCGATCTGACGTGACGAAGCGCATCGCTGGCCACCGCGCTGAGTACATGAATCCGACCGGCACACGCGTCGCTGAGGACTGGCACGCGGAGGTCGATCATGCGATGACCAACACCGTTCGGCGCACACGCAAGCATCAGCTCGACGCACAGATGCGAGCGATGGACGCGCACGGCTTCGACACTGGCCGCGGTTCGCCGGCACGCGTGGCGATGGACAAGGCAGAGTCGTCACGTGGAGGCTTCGACGGTGTAGCCGGTCACATCAAAGAAGCCATCGACCAAGGCCCGGTGCACCAGCGCATACCGATGCTCGACATCATCAAGTCATTGCACAACACACCGCTCGACGCACAGGCCAAGGCGCTGGCATACGCGATTGCTGACGGCAACACCGGGCGGATCACCGAAGCACTCGACAACCTGATGTCACGCAAAGGACCGGCACGTCATGCGATCACCGATATGCCCGGTGCCGTCGACACGATCCGCAGCTACCGCGATCGCGTCACGTGGGACAACAAGTACGGCTCCACCTATACGGCTCGCAAGGCTGAGCGTTACGGCGCTGCTGCTGAACGGCTGACCGCACGCACTGTGCCGGCTCGTTGGGGTCCGAACGTGCAAGCTGCGACGATCGCCAAGACGGTCGATCACATCAAAGCTGGGCTCACCACGCCGGCCGATGTCGAAGCCATCACACGCAGCGTCACAGAATCGAACTGGGCCGATGTCGACAAGCTGACTGGCAACGAAGCTGGCAGCACGCAAGCCCTCTACTCGGGCATCGAGAAAGAGGTTGCGGCCACGTGGCAGGAGATGCGCGACTCGGGCCTCGACCCTGAGTTTGTGCACCGCGTGTCGCGCAGCCAAGCAGGGCAGGTTGCACGCCCGCAGGTTGGCGTGATCCCGACCAAGATCACACAGACGATGGAGCGCACACTCGACATGTCGCCCGGTACCGATGACTGGGCTATCGCACTGTCGCATCAAGGCATGGAACAGCTCTCCCGTCGCGCTACTGAGACGGTGATCGACCACATCATGGAACGATTCGGCGTCAAGCAATCTGACCTACAGGCACAGTTCTCACACCTTGCCCGCAACGCTGATTCGCCGCTCAACTTCCAGCAACAGCTCACCGACATCATCGGCTCGCAGTACACGCGGTTCAACCCTGCCGAACGTGGCTACTCGTGGGGCGGGGCGCGGCTACAGAAATACGATCAGGATGCGTACTTCATCCCGAAGTCACTGGCCAACAACCTGCAACGAATCGCGTCGCCCAAAGGTCTGCTCGGCGGGGCCATCGATCCTGTCACACAAACCTTCCGTGTTGCTGTTGTGGGGCTCTCGCCACGCACGCAGCTCTACAACATCTTGGGCGGCGCGGTGATGCTGTTCGGCCAGACCGGGCCTGGCGCGTTCAAGTATTGGAGCGAAGCACGTCAGCTCGTCGGCCGTGAACGAGGCAAGCTGAAGTCAGCGGGCAGCACAGCAGAAAACGAAATCGTGCGCACCATGCTCGGCTCGATGAAAGCAGAGAACTTCGAGGTTGCCCGCGTCCAAGCCAATGCCGGCGTGCTGATGGGCAAGACCGCACATCGTCTGCTCAAGCAAGCCGGTGAGAACGGCGCACTGACCAAGGCCAAAGGTGGATTCAACAGCCTCATCGAAAAGTCGTTCGACCTCAACGGGCTGTTCGATGACCAGTACCGCGCAATGGCCTACCTGTACGGGCACGACAAGGCCATCGCCAAGGGTCTGTCGAAAGGTGTCGCTGAGCGTGCCGGTGAGGAACTACTCCGTCGCACGATGATGGATTGGACGACGCTCACACCGATCGAGCGCAACGTGTTCAAGACGGTGTTCCCGTTCTATGGCTTCATGCGTCACGCCGTGCAGTACGTGATGCGCTACCCGGTCGACCACCCGCTGCGCGCATCGGTGCTCGGCGCATTCGGCAAGGCAGAAACTGACGACCTGCACGGGCTACCACTCAACTTCTTGTCGATGATCCCGTTCGGTGGCGAGTCGGCATCAGGCCACCAGAACTACCTGTCGATGGGCGCGGTAAACCCGTTCAACGGTGTGCCTGATCTGTTCACCCTGTCTGGCTACCTGTCAGCCACCAACCCGCTGATCGCCACCGCCCTTGAATCTGTCGGCTTGTCATCCCGTGGCGAAGCTGAGCTATACCCGACACTCACCTACGATCCTGAAACCGGCCGACTCGGGGCCAAGCACCCCAACGCACTGATGGCCCTCGCTGCCAACACCATCCCGCAGACGCAGCTACTGACCAGCCTGCTCGGGGTCAACAAGGATTTCAACGACCGCATCGCCCGTGACCCTGCTGGCGCAAACCGCTCGCTGCTCGCCAACGGTGGACTGCCAATCTTGTGGCGCGACTTCGACATTCCGCAGGAGTATTTCAAGGCAGAGGTTGCACGCACCAAGTCAGTGAATGACAGTGTGAACGCAGCCAAGACCAGTGGCGATTGGTCCGGTGCATCCGACTCGCCAACGCTGCAAGCCGCACTCGACAAACTGCGCGCACAGACACCCGATCAGACCGCAGCAATGGTCCCGCAGACCACCGACGCACTGACTCAACAGATCAACAACGCGCTCGCCGGCCAAGCACAAGCACTGAGCAACACACCAGGATCGTCGGCCGGCATCTACGGTTAGAAGTAGGCGGCAAGGTCATCGAAGTCGCCGCTGGTCATTGCGCCTCGATGGATGAACGCACCGTGGAAACGGAAATACTGGTTGGCGAAGCCGAATCGCCACACCGTGCTGAACACTGCGCTGCCTGTTGCTAGGTCGGGGTTGATCGGCCCGTTCGGTACACCAAGCGGGGTGCCATCAACGGCGCGTGTCACGAACACAACCTTGTCTGTGTCGGGGTTACGCCCGACGCACAACAGCAACTTGCCGTTGCCGCCAGCACTGGCCAGTTGTGTCGGGCTTGAGCTGAGTGCACCCGTGCCGTTGGCCTCGTACTGTCCAACGTATGTGCGTTCGTCGGGGTCCGCAGAACCGTTGAGCGCGACCCATATCTGGTGCGCCCCGAATGCCGAACCGAATGTCAGCGCAGCGTTGCCACCCGACGCCTCACTGATCACCGCACCGATGTAGAAATGCTCTGCCGCTGTGACTGTGATCGGATCGGCAACCGTGGTGAGCCCGATGTTGCTACCGGCAAGGTGATCGAAGTAACTGCCAGCAGTCCAGATCGCATCGTTGACGCTCAGATCGAAACTCGGTCCACCCGTGCCCAAGTTCAACAGCTTGCCCGTGCCTGAGTAGACACGCGCATCCCAAAACGCAAGCATCGCGGAACCAACGGGCGGCGGCGGCGGCGTGGTGTCTGGCCACACTTGATCGCCAGCGTGCATCACCTTGGTGACGAGCTGGTTGCGACCATACAGCCGCAGTGGATCGACGCTCCCAGCACGCAGCGGCATTACGGCCCCGGAATGATCACGTACAGCGCGTTTGGATCGATGCTGCCAGCGCCGGCAATGAAGTCGTAGACGATCTGAAACACGATGTGGATGGGGATGGTCGCACCGTCCGTGCCCGCAGCACCAGTCGGCCCGGTCGGACCAGCGGGACCAGCGGGACCACCGCTCGGGCCAGCCGGCCCAGCGTCACCCTGTATGCCTTGCGCGCCCGGTGCACCAGTGCTACCGGGAATGCCATCGACGCCGTTGATCCCATCGGGACCGACCGGACCTTGCGGACCTGTCGCGCCGGTCGCGCCCGTGTTGCCGGTCGCACCTTGCACACCTTGTATGCCCTGTGTCCCTTGCGGGCCGGTCAAGCCTGGCGCGCCACCATCGTTGATCGTGATGACAATGATTTCGTCGTCAAACATGCTCATGGTTCCGGCTCCGGTGGTAGCTGCGTGGCGTCACCGCGAACCGTCACGTCACCTTGCAACAGTGTCTGTGGATCGGTGAGCACGTCGCCGCGCATCTCGAAGTCCCATATGCCGTTCTGCATCCGGCGTGTCTGTATCCCGGTGAGCGCAATACGGAACAGTCCGACATCGAGCAACGTCACCAGCATGTCCTCGAACGTCGGTGAATCGTGCGCCGGTCGCCACTGCGCAGCAAACGTGGCATCACCCGTGTCGAGAGGCGTGAGGTCGGCATGCTGGATTTGCACCTGAATCGCCCACACGTCACCGCGGTAGATGAGCAGGTCGTGTCGACCGGGGATCATGCGTGCAGGATACCAGACGCATGCTGTACAGATCAGCTATGTGTCTACAGGATCGAGAACTGGATGCCGTCGACACTGACCCACGTGGTTGTGCCGTTGGCAACAACCGTGCCGTTGGCGTTGATCTGCACAAAGCCATTGCCACCAGAGTGCGAGGCGATGAACATGATCGGCAGCGCCGGCCGTCGCCCTACTGGGAGCGTGAACATGACTGTGCCGGTGGCCCCGCCTGCCGCCATGCCACGCAGGTAGACCATATCTCCGACAAGGCGTTGTTGGCACGTCTGGAAACCCGAACCGTAGTTGCCCCATGTACCGTTGAACGACGCGTTAGTCCACGTCACGTTAATTGACACTGGGATCAGGGCGATGAGCGCGTTCTGATCAGCGAGAGCAAGCAACGACCGCCCGAAAGTTGTCGTGGTCAGTGCTGCGATCGCGGTGAGGTCCGAGTCGATCGGCTGATAGTCCGTCGCTGCTGTTGTTGCTGCCGTGCCAAGACCCAATGTCGTGCGTTGCGCGGCGGCATCGTTGTCATCTATTAGCGCACGACCCGCGGCAGTCAACGACGTGCTTGCCGCGGTGGTCGCCGTGTCGTAGTACGTGAGCGTCGCCCCACCCGTGGCGATAGCCATTGCTGAACGCATCTGCTGCACGGCACTCAACAAGCCCCATGTTCCTGCCGCGTCTCGCCACGGGATCGTGGCCGCCGCTGACGTGAGCGCAGCAATCTGTGTGAGGTCTGAATCCAACGGCTGATAGGCAGGCAACAACGCAACCAGCGCGGCCTGGTTTGCCAGTGCCAAGAACGCCCGCCCGTAGCTCGTGGTCGCCAGCGCAGCAATCGCGGTGAGGTCTGAATCCAACGGCTGATACAGCGCCTGGAATGCGGCGTCGGGTGCGAGTGTGCTGACGTTGTACGTGGCTACGTCACCTAAGCCAAGTGTTGCCCGACCCGCTGCTGAGTTGGCAAGTGCCAAGAACCCACGTCCGTAGCTGGTCGTGGTCAGTGCAGCGATCGCGGTGAGGTCGGAATCAACTGGTTGGAACGCCGTTGAGTCGAGCCCGTCGAGCAGGTCAGCGTCGAGCGTGCTGCCCGTGCCGTCAACGGTCAGCAACTTGGTGAGCACCTGTGCTGCCGTGTCGGGCGAACCACTCGCACCAGTTGCGCCTGTCGCGCCAGTGCTGCCCGTGCTGCCCGTCGCACCAGCACTGCCTGTCGCGCCTGTCGGACCCGTGGGACCAGTCGGACCATCGGGACCGATCGGACCTGTCGCACCGTCCACGCCATCGGCACCAGCCGGCCCTGTCAGCCCGGTCGGGCCAGCCGCGCCACCCGCACCAGTAGCCCCTGTCGCCCCGGTCGCGCCCGTGGCACCAGCGGCCCCATCAACACCGTCTACGCCATCGACACCATCGGCACCCGGCGCACCATCAACACCGTCTACGCCATCGACACCATCGGCACCGTCAATCCCATCTTCACCATCGATCCCGTTCGCGCCAGGTGTGCCGATCGGCCCTTCCTGCACGGTCACTATCAGCGAGTCGCCCTCGTTGATCGTGATGACGATTGGGTCGCTCATGTCACCGTCATATGGATCGCGGTCGGTGTCGCACCCGATGGAGTAGACAAGGTGACCTTGATGTGATACGTCACGCCCAACGTTGCCGCCAGCGTGATGAGACTCGTCCACGTACCAGGCCCGTCGTCGTTGTGACCGACCGACGTGAGCAACACAGCAGGGTCACCCGTGTACACGTCGAGAATGGTGTCGAGCCCGAACGATCCAACCGGCGTCGAGCCCAACGTCTTGAGCGCATAGTTCGTGGTGGCCGGCGCGACAAACTTGTACCACTGAATGTCTGGTGACGTGATCGTGTTGATCGCAGTCGAACCGTCAGCGAGCACCGTGTAGGCAGTTGCCGCGGTCAACCCATCTTCGGGCACCGCTGGTGAACCAACGTTCGGTATCGCCAGCATGATGCCAACCAGGTCGTACATCGTCGTGCCGGTGCTGGTGATCAAAGGCGAGAGCACCGTGTCGGCTGACTCGCTGCCAACCTTCTTGAACACGTTGCCCATCATCGACGTGCCGGCGACATCAGCGACACGCCAGCCGGTCGGGATGGCGAGTGCTTGTGCACCGTCGCCAAGCACCACCAGGAACGTGTCACTGTCGACTGCCAGTACCACGTCTGCTGCGAGCTGGTAGCTCTGCGTCGGTGCATTGCCGTGATCCTGGTACCAGTACCCGTCGTGGCCGATGACCAGTGCCCCGCCACCGACGTTGCTGAACGCATACGAATACTTGACCCCGTTGTGGATGCACAACAGCGGCACCGTGTCCAGATCGTCGGCAACCTTGTAGCGGTACCAGACCCCGATGAAGTACGAGCCGACCGCGAATGACGTGCGTGTCCAGCCGGCAACGTCAGTGGTCTGCGCCACGTTGCACATCGCCACGACAACCCGCAAGTCACCAACGTCGCATGGCACCAAGTCCATCGGTGCATACGTGTCAGCGACTCCACCAAGCCGGCCGTCGTAGCTGATCGGTCCCGACCCGGCAGGCGGCGGCGCTGCGCCACCAGCTCGGGCGAAGCTGTACCACGTTTGAGCGACACCGTTGATCGTCTCGGTGCCTGTCGTCATCGTCGGCGCGACCAGCGAACCTGTCTTGCCCGTTGAGTCGTAGTACGGGTAGTCGACGCTGTTGATCGTCTCGATCCCCTGCGTCACGGTCATGATTGCAGCATACTCCACGTGTAATGCATGGATGCGCTATGATCCAACAGACCAGGCACGTTCTCTGCTGGGGTGAGCGTGCCTGGTCATCGAACCCCAAGCAACGAAGGACACAGACCATGACCATTTCCGCACTCGTCGTCACGCTTGTCGTGACCATGCTGATACCCGCCGCCGTTTCGCTACTCACCAAGTCGACTGCAAGCGTGTGGCTCAAGCAATTCCTCAACGCACTACTCAGCACCGCAACCGCCGTGATCGTTGTTGCCACCTTGCCCGATGGCACCGCTCATGTGACCGGCTCCGCGGTCGTGCTCGCCATCGGTGGATTCATCGCCTCGCAAGCTGCATACGTCGGCCTGTACAAGCCACACGATGTCAACGAAGTGCTCGCCCCCGGCGTCGGCCTCGGATAACGCGTGACGACCCCAGTGGAAGGTACCAACGGTGGCAGCCGGCCGATCGTTCTCGATCCCTCGGCGCTGACCACCGCGCAACTGCTGCGCGAAATCGGCGGGCTCCACGATCTGATGTTCGTGCGCCTCGCTGACTTCGACCGACTCACACAGGAAAAGTTTGAGTCAGTCGACAAGCAACTCGACCTCATCGAGCGTCAACGTGTTGAGCAAAAGAAGGACACCAAAGACGCCGTTGATGCCGCCCTCACCGCACAGAAAGAAGCAGTGAAGGAGCAGACATCAGCGACCGACAAGGCGATTGCGAAAACAGAGGCGAGCACAGCCGAACAGCTCAAGCAACTCGCACTCACATTCGTCACCGCGATCAAAGGCACGACCGATGGGATCGATGACTTGAAGGAACGGGTCGCCAAGATGGAAGCGACGCGGCTTGGCATGAACGAGCAACGCAACGAACACCGCGCTGCTAACGGCGCGATCTACGCGGCGGTCGGCTTCATCGTCTCGCTGCTACTCGCCGCGATGGTGCTGATTCCGGTGCTCTCGAACAAGTAGTTGCGAGTCCAAAAACTGAAAGCGGCCCGGTCGACTCCCGACCGGGCCGCTGCTTCAGGAAGGCAACACACATTGCCTGTAGCCACCCTACCACCAGTGTCCAGCGGCCTGGCAGTTTGTCTCGGTCAGTGCCAGATAATCCCTGTACGTTCCAAATCTACTGCACTTAGTTGCACTTTTCGTGGGCTGACTGTCAACCTCAACCCTCGAAAAGTGCCTCTGACCTGGTGGGCGCAGAGGGACTCGAACCCCCGACCTATGCCTTGTAAGTTCCCGGCACGTGGGTTACACATGCTGGCCACAGACTTGACTGCCCTGGTAGGATGATTGGACACCAACCAGTGAGTACCAGAGAGTTTCGGGCTACTGCACTTAGATGCACTTTTCCGCTGGTACCTTGCTGCCCCCATCACTAGGAAGGAACACACACACAATGAGTAGGACACTGGCAAGCGGCATGGGCTCGGTTTACGAGACAGACGACGGACAATGGAGAGCAGTGCTGACGATGCCCAACGGCAGACGAAGGAGCAAGACCGTCGCGACACAGAACAAGGCGAAGCAGGCGCTGGCGGCAATGACGCTAGAGCGTGATCGGATCACCGGCACCGGGGTGATCGCTCCCGATGACCTCACCGTTGGTGACGTGATCGACTCGTGGCTCGCCCTCGATCTGCCGGGACGCAAGCTGGCACCCGGCACCGTGTTCAGCTACGAGAATCGGTGCGCCTCGCTGAAGCGTGAACTCGGCACTCGACGCACTGCGACACTGCGAGTGCGTGACCTTGACGATGCGTTCTTGCGTCTCGCTGGCTACAGCCACGGCACCCTCAGCAAGCAACGTGGTGTGCTCGCTCAGATATTCGACTTCGCCATCAAGCGGGAGGAAATGTCGACCAACCTGGCGCGCCGAATCACGTTGCCGATCAACGTCAAGCCGGCACGTGAGACGCACGCAATGACCGCGGACCAAGCGAAGGAGTTTCTGTCACTCACCGCACGCCACCGTTGGCATGCGCTGTTCGTTACTGGTATCTATCTCGGCATGCGACCGGGCGAGCTGACCGCGCTGTGTTGGGATGCGATCGACTTCGATGCGGGCACCATCACCGTCAAGCGCGGCGTGCAACGCACCAAGACGTGTCAGTCATACCTCACCGATGATCTGAAAACGACACGGGCTCGGCGCACGATTCCTGCCGGCGCACGGGTACTCGATGCACTGCGCAACCATCGTGAGATTCAGCAACTCGAAGATGCCGTGTCGGGCATCGTGTCGCCGCTCGTGTTCCGCACCAGCACCGGCACGTTGATCGCACTGCGCAACCTCAACCGTGAGTTTCAGATGTTGACCGAGAGTATCCCTGGCCACTGGACGCCGAACGAAATGCGACACACCGCGGCGTCATTGATGGTCGATGCGGAGATTCCCTACGCGGTGATCGCTGACATACTCGGGCACACAACGACACGCATGTTGGAGCTGACATACCGCAAGGCACGACCCGTGGTGCGTGGCTCAGTGCACGAGATGGCCGCGCTACTGGGCTGATCGTGCGAGCAACGCACGCAGCTCGCCGGCCTCGATGAGACGGCACCCTCGCACCTTCATGTAGGGCAGGGTGCCATCCTCCATCAACCGATACAGCGTGGTGCGCGACAGTCCTGTTGCTGCCGCCGCACCCATCACGGTGTAGCTCAGTACCTCACCTGGCTTAGTCATCGAACGGCAACGTTCGGTCGATCCAAGGTGGCTTCAGTCTCCGCGGCTCAGCCTTGCCAAGATGTTCACGCGCCGTCTTGCGTCGCGGGTTGCTGCCTGTCACGTGGTGACGCTTGTACTTACCCTTGCCGCTCATCCGACTGCCGTGATCACAGTGCACCGGCATTCAGCACAGCGCGCTGGCGGTTCCTCGTCGGGCTTCAGGTCGTACACCGCACCGCACACGTCACAGACCACGCGCCACACTTGCACCTGTTCCATGTCAACGATCCACACCCGTGTCGCGATTGCATTGCGTCCCCGCATGTACGTCGGCATCAGCCACCACCACCACGCCCGCCATCGCCCTCGACGTTGCGACGCTCCTGGTGCAATGTCATCAGGTCATCACGCGCATTGGCCAGCTCGGTATCGAGCGCCAGCAGCAGCATGAACACAATCTCACTGGCGTCAGCTTGGCCATCGCTCGTGTACTGATACCGCTTGCCACCAAGCTCATTCATCGTCTGCAAGATGCGTGCACCAACCATCGGTACCTCATCGTCAGGTGTAATGTCCTGGTAGTGATCTGCCCATGCTGTCATGCCTGTGTGCTCCTTGATTGTCCACCCGACGGTTGTTTGTACGTCGACCAAGGTTCAGAGTGACGCAGCACTGTGAGCCTTGTGTCTGGTTATCGTCAAGGCAATAGGCCATTCGACCTAAAGCCCCAGCGTCTGCTGGTTTACTTGATGCTTGGCCCACCCTGCATCTTGCGTTGTTGCACTCGCCACGTGTGACGCTAAGTGTTCAGCACACCACGGTAGCCCATCAATGTCGTAGCCGTAAACACTCTCTCCGCACTCGATACACGAGGGGTACAGAGCGTCGACACCGGCATCATCAGCGACGATCTGGCCGAACTGTGCAAGCTGTGTGCGCCAGTCGCGAACGGGGAATGTGCCACGAATTACTGCCTGCACGCTGAACATCGGCCAGACGAATCGCCCACGCCAGATGAACAGCCGGCCGGCGACATCGCCCAGTCGCACGTCAGATCGCCACGCCCGCACTGCGCTCGCCCCCATCAATAGCAGGTACTTGGAATCTGCTGCGCTGATGGACTGCAACAGGTTGTCGCGACAGTGCGCCATCTCACGCACCGATGGTGGTCGCGGCATGTCCTCAAGGTGCGCACGGCACGCCGTCACGTACATGTACGCGCAGTCCTCCGCGCTGATCCCGGCAGTCGTAAGACCATCGCGCATTAGTCTGCCGACCCTGCCGCTGAAGGCCAGCGACTTGCGGTCATCATCAACGGTCGGTGACTCCCCCACCACGGTGACGTGTGCCTTGCCGGTGATCCCCGGCCAGCGCGGTACGACTGGCTGATTGCACCCGGCGCGCAGCTCGCACAGCTCGCACGTAGCAACCTGTTCCTCGATGCTGGTGCGTCGCAGTGCACGCTGCTGCTTGGACAGCGGAACATGATCAGGCACGCTGACCAAGACCTCAGCGCCAAGTTCACGCACCAGTCGGATGATGCCTCGTCGCTCGTCGCGGTTCATGACAACGCCTCGATCAGCTTGCGGCCACGCAGCTTGCCAACACCAGGCACGCTCATCAACTGTTGTTCGTCCACCGTCCAGGCCAACGGCACGCCGAACATCTCCACGATGTTGTTGGCTGTGTCGTACCCGATCCCGTCGAAGCCTTGCAGCAGATGCACGCCCCACTCACGCGACGTAGCTTTCCCCCACTTGCCTGTCACCTTTGGGCGCACGTTGCCCAACGCATGCTTGCTCTCACGCGACCAGTCAACAATTCCTTTGATCGCCAGACCTGTGTGCTGTGCGCTCTCAGTGTTCAACACGATGCAGCCTTTGCCAGCCAGTGTCATCAGCGCCTTGTAGTGGGTCGCCACCGATCGCTGTTGCCGACCGACACTAAAGATGCCATCCAACGTGGCCATCAACTTGCCTTCGATGATGAAGATGCAGTGCACAATCTCGGTGCTGATCTGTGCCAGTTCAAACGCCAGTCGGCCGTCCTCGATGCTGGCCCACAGATCGCTGATCGTCTTGCGTTGTATCCCCCACCATTCCTGGTCTGCTGCCCACAGGAAGTCAACGCCTCGACGTTCAGGCATCGGGCTCGTGGTCGCGTCCATCGAGCGTCGCAGAATGTTGATGTGTTCACCGCGTTCGGTTGGGGAGCAGAGAATCAGCCGGCGCTCAACCACTTGTCGTGCCGGTGAAGGTGCCTGTGATGTCCTGTGCTGCTGCGTCCGAACCTGCTGGCCCCACGGCACCGGCCGCACCTGCTGCGCCCGCTGCGCCGGCTGCACCGACCGCACCCGCTGCACCCGCTGGCCCCGGCGTGTTGGTCGGGGTCACCGTGTTCGGTGCTACGTAGTCTGGCCAGTTGTCCAGATCGATGTTGTCGTATGCAACGCCGCCTGTGCCGTCGTCGTACAACCGGAACTCAGGCCCACCGAGATGACGCTTGGTGCCATCAGGCATGACGATCCATTTGATCTGACTGTTGCTGTAGACGTTGCCCTCGAAGTCACGAGGTTCCGAATGAGTGATGATGTGCGCCATGTCTGGCTCCTGTGTTCGTGGGGGCAGCACCGTCACCCTGCATGCCGAGTTATAGACCGAGATGTTGTCCACCCGATTCATGTCGCAGCGTCCTGTGATGCCACGCACCGGGCCGTTGCTGCTGAACTGCCATGCGTCCCACGGGTACGCCGCCACACCGGGCAGTGAGCGTGCACGTGCCTCCGTGGTGTACGCGGCAAGGTGCATCGGACGCATGCCGTAGTCGCTGTGTCGCAGCGCAGTTGACTGCCAGATGGTGCCGCCCGCGACATACGCACCCGTGTAGATCGCGCATGGCCGATGGGTCACCGACTCAACAGCACGTGCGAACAGCAAGCACTTGTCGACAGTCACGCCTGCTTCCTCGGCGTCGATCATCACGCCGTCGCCCTCGTGCAACACACCAACCGTGCGCAGATAGTTCTCTGCTTGCTTGACGACATCAGTGGTGGACGACAACCAGTGGTAGAACAGCCGGTGTGTGAACAGCCGGCCGGCGAGCGCACGCATCGCAGCGAACGTCGGGTCGACATAGCCAGTCGACTGCGTTGCCTTCCACGCCCACCACCATGTTGATGCCGAGAGCGCGTTGAAATCCACCGGGCCGGCGTCGTAGTTGTGATGCGACCCATCGATGCCATCGAGACGTGGTGCCTCGAACGTGGCCAGCATGAAGCTGCGTGCCCGTGAGTACGCCGGCAGATAGAACAGCTCGGTGCCGCTGCGTGCCTTCTCGTCAACCGGGTCGTAGCGCGGATTCAGTTCATGCGCACCGACGCCCTCGAACTCGTCGTGTGCTTCCAACCAGGGTGCGCGACTCATGCTGCCACCTTCTTGCTTGGCATCGGCTTCCAACCTGCGACCGGCACGAGGTAGTCGATAGCGAAGTCATCGACAATCTCGTTCTCCATGTCGACACGGTTCCTGTCCTTGGCGGTCGACATCTTCCACGTGGCACGCGCACTGTGCATGAACAGCAGACTCGTGCTAGCCACATGATGCAGACGTTTCTGGCCACCAGGCTTGACGCCCAAGTGTCCGAAGATCATCGTGGACTCGGCATCTTCACGCCCGCCCAGTTGCTGTGCCTCGGCAGTGATCGCCAAGTTGCCACGCCACTTGAACAGCAGGTGATACAGCCGGTTGTATTCCTTGTTGATGATGTCGTAGTTCATCGACTCGGACAACGCCTTGCTGTATGCGCCCATGTCGTCGCCGTGTGCTGACTTGAGGTTGATCAGGTAGCCGGCTGCGTCCTCGCCATACACCTGCTGCAAGTACCAGCTTCGGCACTGCTCCCACGTCGGTGTCATCGAATCCAACACCACCCAATCGCCGGCATCCTCGTCGGCTTGCGCGGTGATCTTGGCGACAATCTCCAACGTGTTGTTCCACTCGTTGTCGGCACGGTGCAGCTCAACAACGCCACGCTCATCGACATCGGTGAACGTCGTCGCCAGTGCCCGGTCCCATGCGAAACTGATGTCGTTCTCGTACACGTACATGTGGCCAACACCAATGTGTCTGGCCACCTGCAACAGCGCCTCGGTCTTGCCGGCACCACCACCACCGAACAGCAACAGTCGCTCGGGGAACGGGTGCGGGGAACGCAACAGCACAGTCATGACGCCTTCTTGATGTCGACTTTGGTGACAACGCTCGCCTTGACCACGTACTCGGCACGCTCTGTCTCTTGCCACTTGGCTTCGTAGTCACCGATATTCACCTTGGTGCCAGGCTTGACGCCCTCGACCAGCAACCGATCGATGATCTGTTGGCGCATCGCTTTCACGGTTGCGTCGAACTCGTCAACCTGCCGGCGCATCGCGGTGACACTCGCGCGCCCTTGCATGTAGTCGGTGAAGATGTCATTCCACGCGGCATCAGCAGGCAGGGTCATCTCGTGCAGCTCGGCCTTGGGGTCGTGGTACCTGTAGTACGGGCACGGATACATCGCCGCGTTGCACGGCACTTCGGGTAGGTCGAACCCTTGGTTGATCAGTCGTTCGATGCGCGCCACGCGTACACGTATGGCGTTGAGTGGGATCGGGGGTGTCGCCAGGTACTTGCACACAACCTCGGTGATGCTGCGGCCAGTGTCGTCGTCGCCGTGGTACCGGCCACCGACAAACTCACATGCCACTGCGATCTGGCGCGCCGGTTTGTACCCTGCGGCCATCGCGTGCATCGCGACAGACACCTGCCACGGATAGTTGGGCTGACATTCCACGCCTTGCTCCAAGAACTTGCCCCACGTGGAGTCGCGGAACTTCTTGTATTCACGCAAGCTGGTCATGTCCTTGCCGTTGACGCCATCGACATGCGCACGCACATACACGTCGTGGTCATCGATGGTGCCAACAAACAGGTTGAACTCTCGTTGCTTATCAACGGTCGGGACGCCTGTTTCCTCGTCCCACATGTCACTGATCGTTGACTCCATCGCGCTGCCCTCATCGAGCACTGCTTGGAACCAATCAGGGTGAGGTTGTGCGAGCGCACGTCGGGCAGTTGCGACCAACGCACGCTCACACGACCCAATCGATGACGCCCGATAGATCACGTCATCACCCTCGACATACCGTGGGGGCCGGCTGTCGCTGAGTAGATCAACTTCCTCGCTCACGTCACGTCGTCTGCCTCGTCTCCACCCTCGTAGCCATGCTTGATATCCCACACTGCGGCCTCGATCACTTCATCGAGCGTCTTGCCGTAGATGCCGGCGAGCGCACGGATCATCGACATCGCAATCTGTTGCACCTGATCCATGTCGATCGGTATGACGAGCACCTTGGCGTCGGTGTCATCGATCGGCAGGCTGAACACGAGCGCGACGTGACTGCCCGCACCCGTGTCGTTCATGTAGTTGAGAGCGAACGCCGTGCCGTACTCCCATGTGATTGCTTCCGCCATCAACTCTGATGCGTCGACGCTGGCTTGCCATTGGCTCGGCGGCAGTGCACGTGGCACCACCAAACCCTCGCTGTTGATGTCCATTGTGTTGTGTCCTTCCCTGGTTGATCTTGCAGTCAGGCACACGAATCCGTTTCCACTGGCGACTCGTGTGCCCTCAGCTAGATCACTGCTGGTAGCAGGAATACCGTTGGTGATCTGACTTCACGGTTCGAGCTGACGCACTGCTGCCCACAGCTCGGAACCTTTCGTGCCATCGGCACGCGTGACTAGCTCTACCTCGAAGGTCACCGGGTTGGCTGGGAACAGCTCGGCTTGCTTGCTGAGATTGCGGATCGTCGTGCGCGCACCCGATGGTGTCGTGAACGATCCGATCTTGTAGAACGCGTCATACGTGCCGACGCCTTGCACCACGTCGGCAACCAATGCGCACACCTTGTTGATCCACGGCGAGTGCTGGTTGGTGAACGTGCTTGGCATGCGTGCTGCGCCGTAGTCGATCGGGGCACTGTTGGCCCGCTTGGTCGACTGCCCAACCTCGTGCTGTGCACGTGTCGGCAGCGTTGCCAACTTGCGCTTGGGCTCGGGCTTGGTGGCAGCTTTGGTGGCAGTAGTAGCCATACTTCCCTTCCTCGAACGTGCCACCCACTGCTCGCTTGATTGTTGACTCAGACTTTACTGATGTTGGTCACTGTACTTCACTTGTCAAGTGACTGTCAGCCGATTGCTTCGCCGTCGAAGATGTACCTGCGCCACTTCTCGACGCCCTCGTACACGAGCTTGCGCGCATCCTTTGGTGCGACATCAACCACGTGGCCAGCCGCGTCTGTCGGCACGAGTACCGGCAGACCGCGGCTGTGCGCATCGAGCATCATCTGTAGTGCGAGCATGCGTTGTTGCGTCTTGGCGTCCTTGTTCATCTCGGTTGTTAACTTCAGGTCAGCAACCGGACCTTGCAACATGGTCATGCCTTTGCTGCCCACACGCTGCCGGCCTTGGTGCTCATCACCGCACCGACTGCGACGGGGTTGCTCTCCACGTCGGCACGTTCGAGCACAGCACCGACGAAATCCTCATGGTCTGCGTGTGTCTCAGCGATAGCCAACAGCTCAGCGAACAGCGCCGGGTCGGTGTCGATCAGCGCCGGCTTGCCAGACTTCTTGGCGGCAGGCTTGGTCGCACCGTTGGTGCTCGCATCACCCTTGCCGATGAACGACGTGGCGATGATCTTGCTGGCCGTCTTGGTCGTCTTGTTGCTCGGGTTGTAGACCTCTACGTCCACGGTGTCGAGATGCCAACGAGTACCGATCCAACCTGCTGCCTCACGGTAGTCGGCGTCGGGCAACGTGCTCTGAATGCCCTCTGGCCCACCGCACGCGCTGATCATCGACTGCACGAGCCGGCCCCAGTTGGTCTGGTTGTTGATCTTCTTCTTGCCGCTGATCGATGCGCCCTTGCCACCAATCTCCCACCCGTCACCAACGGTGAACGACTGGTCAACCAGCTCGTCGTTGTCGGTGATGGTGAACCCGATGTTGGCGCACACCAGGCCGGCACCGATGTTGGCGTTGAAACCAAACTCGAACGTGGTTATCTCCACGTCGGCATCGGCTAGCGGTAGCCCACTGGTGAGCCCCCATTTGTCTTGTACGTCTGTCATTGCTGTGCTCCTTGCTTGAGTCCTGCTGGTGAATTAACTCGCCTTGCTCATGCGTGCTGGCATGAGCTGACGGACATCGAATGAACTGTCGACTGCTTCGCGCCACCACGCCGGGAACAGCCCACGATTCCTGCGCCACAGGTTCGTGGTGAACTGCGCGTCGAGAATGTAGGTAACCCCCACGTCGGTGTCGCTGCGTACATGCCGGCCCGACATCTGCACGACCTTGCGCACTGCCTGCACTGCGTACCACTGCTCGCCACCGGGCAGATGCAGCCGCGCTGACACGCGCTTGTCCCCTAGCGCGGGGCTTGGTACTTTGGCGATGATGACAACACTGCACATGTCACCGGGCAGGTCAACACCGCGGTCCATGCTGTGACTGAACAGCACCCCACCGTCGCTGTTGACGAAATCTTTGATCAGGTCAGTTCGTTCGTTCGGATTGCTGTACGTGAAGATCGGGCGAACGACGCCGGCTACGGCTATGCCCGCACACAGTGCTTCATTCAGCTTCTTGCTGACGCAATGCACCAGTACGCGTTCGCCGGGATGCATCGCTATTATCTGTGCGATGGCAAACACGAGCTGCGGGACTGCAAGGTCGAAGGTCGCATAGGTGACGTTGGCAACGGGTGCGAGGATGATCGGGCGATTGGCTACTGGGAATGTCATCGGCACGGTCACCGTCTCGAAGTCATATGGGATACCCAAGCTGTGAACCATCTCGTCGGGCGAGATAATGGTGGCTGACATGATCAGGAACCGCTTGCCGTGCCGCCACAGTGCTTTGGGTCCGTACCCTGCGACCTGTACTGGCTTCATCGCAAAGGTCTTGGTGTCGTAGTCACGCAGCCACCGCCCTGCATCATCAGCCTCGGTGTCTGACTCGGGGTCGGCCGCGGCAACGTCACGTTGCAGCTCGGCGGCGACACGCTTGGTGTCATCGATGAACGCGGCCCACCTGTTCTGATGCTTGCGTTCCATCGCACCACCGCGTGACTGCACGAGCTGACGTGCCGCCGTCGCCACTGCGTTGAGCCACCCGATGAGCGTCGGCTTGCGTGCGCCTTTCGTCGGGGCTCGCAGTCGAAGGTCGCGCATCACGTACTCGGGCACTCGGTACTCAACGAACGAGAGCAGTGCATCCTCCAACATGTCGCCCTCATCGATGATGACAAGATCGTTCTTGCTGAACGTGCCGACATAGTTCGCCTCGGTGAGGAAGTAGCTGGTGTTGAGCACCGCGACCTCAGCGAACCGGGCCTGTGCCTTGGCCACCTGATACGGGCACATGTTGCGATCAGCGCACCACATGCAATCGTCATCGGCTGACACCGCGGTGCAGTCCTCGCACGTGATCTTGCCCGTTGCGTAGGTCGGCCGATAGTTCTGCCGGCCCTTCAGTACACGGGCATACGGGAAGTCCCGCAAGAACTGGTCTTGCAACTGCTTGTCTGAGCACACGTACACGCACCGGGTGTCCAGCTCACGTCGGATCATCTCACCGATGTAGGTCTTGCCGCTGCCTGTCGGTGCATCCATGAACACGACTTCAGTGCCGGCGTTGAACGCCTCGACTGCTGCGTCGATCGCTGCTGGTTGGTGCGCACGAGGCGCGCTCGCCCACGCTGGGAGTGAGTGCTGCGACATCTACTTAACAAGCCATAGTCGTTGCAGCATCAGCTTCCACTGCGCCGCCGCCTCTTGCATCTCCACGTAGACCGGATCGTCTGCCCACAGCACGCACGTTTCCTCGAACTGCTCAATCTCATTCCACGCTGCGTCGCGCTGGTTGGCTTTGACTTGCACTGTTATCTCGATGCCCACTTGCTCGATCAGCTCGTGCGCCTGGCGTCGGTGATCGTGCAGTGCTTTGATGCGTGACATCTGTGCCTCTGCTGCGAGCACCTTGGCGAACCCGAAGTCGTTGCCTTTCAACAGCTCCCGGTCGACGTAGCGCATGCGATGGATCAGCGCGTCACGTGCAACATCTTGGAACGATGCGAGCGACGGGATTGCCTTGCTCTGCACGAGTCGATCGATCATGCCGGCGAGCGCAGTCGACACGGTGACCTGTCTGTTGGCGCTGTGTCCCTTGCCATCCGATGCCCGCGTGTAGAACTCATCGATGTCGTAGCCGGTGGTTGTGGCCATCGTCCAAGGATCATCGGGGTCGATAGGTTGACCACTCGCAGTCATCGCGTGTCCATTCCTTGCTCACGTGCTTGCACACGGTGTTGGGAACGTGACCATACTCACACATGCGGTACGTGTCAAGCATGTGTCAGGAATTATTTGTTGACAAGCCCCAATCGGCAATGACCTGGTTGCTAGGCAGCGAGGGTGCTAGGCAGCGAGTCGGCTAGGCCAGGGTGCGTCATGCTAGGCACCTAGGCTCGGACGGCCTACAAGGGTCGCTAGGGTGCTATTCGGTAGGAGGGGGGCAAATAGCAGCCTAGCTAATTGTCACGCTGAGTGATGACGCGAAAAACCCCCCACGCGGACGGGGCGCAGGGGGTCAGGGGTCGGCGGACGAGCGCCAGCGTAGTTACGCGACAGGCATCTGTCAAGTACCTGTCAACAATTTCTTGTGCACCGTGGCATGGTGCGATTGAGCCCAGTCGAGTGCGTCGATGTCGCTCTCGACCAACGCGGTGTCGTGGCACTGGTCGCACGTGACACGCACCGCTTTGACGTTGGCCAGATGGTAGCCCTTGATCTTGGGCAAGCTCACGGTTGCGTCTCGATGAACTCACGGCCGAACAGCTTGCGCAGCTCGATGCCGTCAAGCGTGACGAGTCGGTGCCACCCTGGTACTTCGTCCATGCCCATGTACACGCACACGGTGCCGGCTGCCACGTCGCCCACGGGGACGGTCGTGGTGACGTTGCAGCCGACACGGGTGCTCGGGCGCTGTCCCGATCGTGGCCGGTTGGTGTCGATGATCACGACAACTCGGCTTCGACTTCAGCGTGGTCACTGGTGAGCGTCGCCCACATGTGACCGTTGACGAACCGCAACCGTGTCACGGTGAACACGGTGCCAACCTCGACGCCTTCACTCGCAGCGGGCTTGGCCTTGCCGTTGCGCTTGACGGTAGCGATGGACTGGTCGACCCATCGGTACATGACGCCGCCACGGGTCGACTCGCCAACCTTGCGCAGGTGCGCTTGGTTCTTGCGAATCCATCCGTAGACCGCTTGGCGGGACGACTGCACCTGTTCGTGAATGTCGCCCGCTGAGATGCCTTCCTCGCCTGCATCTCGAACAATCTGCTCGAACTGTGGGCCGTACTGTGATTCCTTCATGCTGGGGTTTGTCCTTTGGTTGTTGTAAACGGGGTCTTGGTCTACGTTACATACTGTACGTGTAACGTATGGGGATAGTCAATGTCTATTACACAAACAGTGCGCACAGATTGATGGTCTGTGCGCACTGAGTGTTCATTCGGTTGCGCTCGGTTGCGTCCCAGCCGGCTGCCAGGCGCAAACGTATACGTACCCGCCCGCACGCCGGCCAAACATCACCAACGTGTCGGACTGGATGAGCTGGTGCGTCACGTCACGCGGCATGTCTGCGATGTCGTGGTGCGCACGAACCTCGTTCAGCTCGTCAATGAGCCGGTCGACTGCGGACTGCTCGTCAAAGGCGAAGCCGCCGCGGTCGTGCACCACGTCGGCATGTGTGCCGTAGTCGATCCACCGTGCCGTGTACACGGCAGGTGCGTCGTCGGGCGGGGTTGCACCCGACGCGGTTGGGGACCAGCGATGGTCCGTGGCGTATTCGTGTGCCATGTGTGTATCTCCCTGCTTCAGCTAATGCCGGATGGCACGCATCGCAACGCACAACGGTAGACCTGCCTAGGTAAGCGCAGGGTTAGAACGCCGTTGTGCGCTGCGGGCATGTCAGCTCGCTACGACCAGTGCCAGCTCGGGGTACTCGCTGGCGATGATCTGCATGAACTTGGCATCTTCCCTCTCCACGTCGCCGGCACCTGTGCGCATTGCCATGCGGTCAAGCCTCGCCGTGACGGGCACGATGCCCTTGACATCAGCGAAGCCTCGCATGCCCTGCTCCCAGTGAGCCCACGTGTTGTGGGTTTGCAGCAGACCAGCAACCGACTTGCCGAACACGTTGCGGGGGTCCGTGTTGAACAACCGCATGAAGTCAGCGTGCTGATTCTTGGCGATTGTCTGCGCACGGCCCTTGTCGTTGGGAATCGGCTTCCACATGTTCAGCACGATGCTGAGCATGCCCTCGTCCGCTGGCATGTTGGCCATGCGCTCGAACTCGGCAACCAGCTCCAACGTGTCAGCGAATGCCACGTCGAGTGCTTCACGAATGCTGGTGACGTTCAGCTTCGACGCTGCGTTCTTGGTGCGCTTGACGCCGATGCTGTTCGTCGCGGTGCGCACCGAATGGTTCGCTGTGTTGTCGCAGACGATCAGGGTGCTGCTGGTGTGCAGCGTGTTCTTGAGCGCACCAGTCAAGCTCGCCGTGAGGTTGACCAGCGGCACTGCCCCGCCCCACTCGCCGCCGATGGTCTGCCCATCGCCAGCTCGGAACGACACGAACATGTGCGCCCCGTCACCGAGGCAACCGGCCGATGCGATCAGCCCGTTGTTGTCGAGAACCGCTTGGATCAGCTCTTGGAACGTGATGTGCAACCGTGCGTCGTAGCCACTGCCGGCAACGTTGACGATTTCCATGCTGTTCGGGTTGGCGACGAACTGCGACAACCTGTTGGGCAGCGTGTAGAACTCGCCGTTGATGTCCGTGATACCGGGCAGCTCAACGATGATCGGTTCCCATGCCACGAGGCGAGCCGCCACGTCTGCGGGGACCGGGCCGTTGAACGCACGCCCTAGCCGAACCAGCTCGGCACTGTCGATGCCGCCCTGGTGCCACGCCTTGATCTTCTCATCGAGGAACCCGGTGACTACGCCGTCGTTCAGCTCGATCTGTTGGTAGATACTCATGTGTGTGTACTGCTTCCTGTTTGTTGCGGCGTTGTTGCCGACTAACAGCCATAACTCTAATTGACTTGTCAAGTCTTTGTGATGTATCTGTGCGGCACACGTAATCCCCTGTGCGTGTAGGCATGCGTGTACGCTCTTGCGTGTGTCGCGCATCTGTGCGCATACTGTTCACGCAGACAACAACCTGTCTGCCTTACACGAAGGAGTCGCCCATGCCCGATACGCAAACAGCGCAAGATGAGAAGCAGGTTCAGTACGCGCAGTCAGACACGCGCCCTCAGGTGACGTTCGACTCGCTGTTCAGTGAGCAGATGCTTCCCGGCATCGACACGTCCGGCAAGGAGTACGCACGTGCGTACTGGAATCTCGCCCAGGCCACGTTGCAGACCGCACGTGAAGTCACCGAGATGCAACTGTTCGCAAGCATGCAACGCCAGATCGTTGCCCAAACCACGCAACAGGTCATCGGCCACTTGCAAGCAAACCCGCATCTGATCGCGCCGATCGTCAAGCAGGCATTTGCGTCGCAATCATCCCCGACGCGCAGTTAGCCATAACACGCCTGTAGACGCGCAAAAGGCGCACATGGAAGGGAGTCCATGTGCGCCTTTTGCTTGCTTGCTGTTAGCTCGTGCGAACGACACCGATGCTCTCGACAAACGGCCCCTCGTAGCCCGATGCGATTGAGTACACACCGTCACGTGCGTAGTCGCTGAGGAACCCAAGGTCTTGCGGGCCTGGTGTCGAGATGTACTGCTCGAAGCTGCGTGCCAGCTCGTCGGCATCGCCGTCAGTGTCCATCGACACGTGGAATGTGATGCGTGTCATGATCGCACCTTCGTGATCGACCAATCTTCGCCGTCGATGTCGCTCACGGTCCAGCCGGCATCCTCAAGCGTGGTCTTGATGCCGGTCTGCTCGTATGCCTGTTGCCTGGTGTCAGCCTCCACGACACGCTTGATTTCAAACGTGCCGTAGCTGCCTTCCAGCAACCACTGCGTCACTTGATCACCACCAGCTCGTCGGGCGGCAGCATGTACTCCCACCGTCCGGTCGGGCCTGCGGGGTTGTTCGACTGAACTTCGATGACAACCACGCCCGATGCCGTGTAGCGCAGCGTTTCGATTCTTACGTCGATGCCGTCACGCTCGATCACGTCGTGCACCTTGAGAAACGATGCAAGTCGCTCCGTCATGATGCGACGCCCAGCTTGATGATTGCCACGACCAGCTCTTTGTGCTGCTCTTGCAGATCGGCCATGTCGGCACGCTGTGCCTCGATCGCCTCGTGCGTTGCCAGCAACGTCGCCTCGTGGCCGGCGATGGTGCGCTTGATGTCCTCGATGCGCTCGTTGGTCTCGCCAACCGCATCCTGTAGTACCTCGATTGCTGCGCTCATTGTGTGTGTATCTCCCTGCTTGTACGTACCCGAATTGGCACGCATCGCAACACACAAGCTGCGTGCTTGTGTGCTGCGGGCATGTCATTCCAGCGTGCCGACGACGCGCTGCTTCCAGCCAACTGGCCGCTGCGTGCCGTATGACGAGTACACAACCTCGTGCTGGTCGCCCTCGTCGTCATCGCTCATGGCGTGGTCGAGCATGAACGACTCGGCAACGTCATCGGCACCGACGAGCTGCATCGCCTCGTACATGGCCTCGGCCTCGCTGCACGACACGGCCGGTGCCATGCCGCTCATGTGCTCGTTGTAGCGGGTGAAGCACTGCTGCACTTCAGCGATGACGTTCATCGCCTCGTGCATCAGGTCCACGGCGTTGTCGTCGCTCTGTTCCCAGTGCCGCGGTGCGATGCTGCCCGGTCGGAACCCTTCGAGTCGGCTGATCGCACCACGCCGACGCTCCCACTTTGCGTATCTCGCCAGAATGTGATCGTTCATCACCACTCCCCGATTTCGGTCTTGCGCACTGGCATCAGCAGCGACAACAACTGTGCGTCGTCGCCTTCGCGGATCGTCCAGATTGCGGGCTTCAGCTCGCTGCCAGCACCACGCAACACCAGTGGCGTGTCGCCGTCTTTGTTGAACAGCTTGCTGAACGCATGGTACGTCGCCATGTACTTCGGATTGAAGCACAAGTGCGGCACCCCGTACAGGTTCGGCTCCTGCTCGGGCAGGATGCTGCGCAACTGCGGATACTCGCCGTCGACCAGCGTGCCGATGCTGGTCTGGTCTGTGTACGAGCGACGGCTTGCCGGGGTCATCTCTGCGAGCCCGCTTGCGCCACCAGTCCAGCCTTTGAACGTCGTTGTCGTGACGTTGCTGTACGTTGCGCCGCCCTGGATCGCCACCGTGGCGAACTGTGTCGTGCGAGTCACTTTCAGCTTGGCGATGTCTGCCACGCTGAGCAGCACGTACTGCACGTCGGCATCGATGCACACTGCGTTGCGCAGCTCCATCGGGCTGTGCTTGGCAACACCACCGACGACTGCGAGCCGGTAGCTGTCGGTTGCTACGTATGCGAACGGCACGATGGTGCCGCTGGCAACGTCTGCCTTGTTGAAGCAGACTGCAACGCTTGCGAGTATCGGCCTCGCTGCCGTTTCGCTCGATGCGAACAGTGCCGCACCTTGCAACATTCTCGGATCGACGGCAAGTGTTGCGCCCTCGATCTCACGTGTGTTGAACAGTTCCATTGCGTGTGTGTCCTTCCATTGGTGCAACGGGAGTCGTTGCCTTGCTGAGCAGACTGTCTCATGACTGTCAAGTATCTGTTCGCCATTGTGTTGCATGTGTGCGTGTGCTACTGTGCGTGTGTTGGTGACACGCTGACCTGCACGACGTGACTCAAGCCCAGCACGCGTGTCGCCAACGCCCAACGTCACGGTAGACGCGCAAAAGGCGCACAGATCGAAATGATCTGTGCGCCTTTGTGCGACTAGCCGTGCCTCGATGCTACTTGCCAGCAGCCACCGCGTCACGCTTCAAGCGGTACGAACCTGGCACGCCGATGACGACATACGTGCCGGCCGTCGTGCGGGCCACGATGTACGTGCTGCCGTCTGGCCGTGTGTACTGCGTTGCGCTCATCAGAAGTCGACACCTTCGCAAGTGTTGATCAGCGTGAACGGGTTGTACACGGGCTCGCCGCCCATGTCGTTGCAGCGTGCGACGACATCGCCCGCTGGCTTCATGACGACGATGATCGTGTCGCCATGCACAGCGTTGAACCGTGTGTTGTAATCCTCGCCCACAAAGATGACTTGTGCGGGCCTGGCGGTCGGGACGACTGGTCCCTGCTCGATGAGCATGTGTGTGAACAGCATGTGTGTGCTGCCTTTCCTGTTGCATTGCACGTACCGTGATTGGCACGCATCACAACGCACGACCTCCATCGTTCGTGCGCTGTAAGCATGTCAGTCGTCGTCTTGAACGAACTGCTTGCTACCTGTGCTGTGCGTGGTTACCCACCAGCCGCCCATGCTGTCGACACGCTCCCACGTTTGCCACGTGGCAACGATGTCTGCGATGTCCTCGACGTGCACGATCATGACGCTGCCACGATCGCCAGGTTCCACGCCCAGTTGCCGAACTCGCCGCCTGTTGCATACAGCCGGCACGTGTACTTGGCCTCTCGTGCCAGACCCAGCAACGGGTCCGTCGAGAGCCACGTGCCACAGTTGTCGAAACTGAAGTGAAACACGTACCCGCCGTTGATTGCTTGCTCGGCTGCGGCATCGTTGATGTTCTCAGCGAGCCACATTGCGTCGTGGTAGTAATCGCTGTCGTATGACGCCACGGTGGTCTTGGACAGTTTGACTAGACGCCCCATGATGAGCGCACGGATGCTGCCTTGCATCTCGCTGAACTTGCCCCATCCCGTGAGAAACGGGGGCGATTGCAACACTGTTGCTTCGAGGGCTGTTTGTGTGTGTGTCATTGCTTGCCTTCCTGGTTTGTGAGCGGGTTGCGCTCGGTTGAGATTCATGTGAACCGCGGATTTTCGCCGCCTCGGCATCGCACATGTACGCATCATCGACCATGTGTTTGCTGGTCGCTATGCGTGCGTGTTGCTTGCTTGCCGCTGGTCACTAGCGGCATGTTTGCCGCTGGTCACCTAGGCCCCACTATGGGCTACTTGTCAACTAGTCTTGCCTGGTCACAGTACCTATGTGTACTCTCACGTAGCCTGGTGTCACGCGTGCTGGTGCCTGGTGCCTGGTGCGTGTTGCTGGTGCGTGATCACCAGGCAAGCAACCGCTACGGTGCCGCGTGTTGCTATCGTGCCTGGTCGACTAATCGGCATAGCTCCGCGACGTTTGCGTGCCGCTGGTGCCACTACAGGACCCTAGGCGCTGGTACTGGTGCCTGGTGCCGCACTGCATCGCGCTTGCCGCTGGTGCCT